GTTGCCATCTATCATACTCCTCTAACTCCTATTTATAATTGAGAGGAATACTTCTGATAAAGGTGCCTTTCTAATTTAGATGCTTCATCTTCCCAAGGGGGATCATCGCAATCTTTTTTGTATCGCTTCCCAGCGTATCTATTGTCTCCGTTCCGGTATTCATACAGCTGGTCTTTAGCGTACTGCCTGAGATGGATTATTTCGTGTGCTAATGTTTCGAGTAGAACTCTCACCCCCAAACCTGAATCTAATCTGATTTGAAAGTATCTGGGTCGAATCAGACGCATACTATCTGCGGCAAAACAGTCACCAAATACACGTTCATCTTGGATAAGATTTTTGATTAATTCTATATCCAATATAATTTGCGGCGCAACTCGATTTCCGAGCTGGTCAAAGATCATCCAAACTGCAGCCCGAGTAACAGCTATTCTATTCCTAGAAGTGCCGCCTCTGACTGTTATCCGGGGAACCTGCGAGCGAGTCAAGAACCTGGTGTTTGTCAACCTTACGTCGCTGATCCAACTTGAATTTTTTCTTTGCTTTTTTCTTACTGCGATTGACACGACTTTCTCCATCTTCCCACACGTTTTTCGTGTGGCGATACGTCTTACCCATAGTTACTTTACACCCTCCAAGTGTTTAGCTGCATTCAAATATGTTTGATAGAACTCTTGAGTCCAACCATCGTTATATCCCGAGGTCGCCTCATGTTTGCATTTACTGAGCCAAGATTCACGTTTGTTTAAATCCATACCCAATAAATCTTTCAGTGCTTCTGCTAATGTCATACTCTTAACTTGCTGAAATCCTTTCTTCCCGCAACCTTTGTCATCCACTTCATATTATCATCTTCTTCTGCTCGTTGACCAAATGATGTTGTATCCATCAACGGTTTATCTTCAGCAGGTGATAGCTGAGCCGAATCTTCAAGATCATAGAATCTCATTTTAGCTCGGTCAACACCAACCACGAACCTCCTATTTATTGTCGGATCGTTGTAACGATTTTTCAACTGCTTGATCATAATCTGATTGAGATCTTGAAGTTGATCGGAAGAAACCAGCGCAATCATGAAGTCGGCAGTTGCAGGAAGACCAAACGATTCTGAAGTATCTTCAAGACCAGGATCAGAGTTACTGTAACCTGTACGAGTCGTTTGAGTTGCTGAAATGATTGGCAAGTTTTTCTCAACAGCCAAGCCACGCAATTCTTCGGCGATTGATTTGACATACGTGTAGCTGTTAACATTCGCGCCTGCCTTTATTCTAGACGACAAACAAATGTTTAGATAGTCGATGTAGATGATATCAGGAACAAAAGATCGTTTAAGCTGAAGCTCATTCAGTAGATGTCTTAGATGACCAACGTGAGCGGACGCAGTCGGAAACTCTTTGATGATTAGTTTGCCGACAGTTTTGTTACGAATCCTCTCAACTTTTTTCTCATAGCTGTCCTTCGGGAGAGAGGTCAGTTCATCAACCGCAACATTCAAAAGATTCGAATCAATACGTTCGGCAATCTTTTCTTCAGCCATCTCCATAGTAATGTACAACACATTCTTACCAAGAGTCAGATTAGCTGCAGCCATGTGACACATAGCCAACGTCTTACCGACACCTGTACCTGCAAGAATAATGTTGAGGGATTTACGAGGCAGACCACCACGTGTAATAGTATTCATCATCTCAAGATCGAAAGGAATGCGTTCTTCAACTCTGTGATAGAAGTTAAATCGTTCTTCATAATCTTCAAGGAAGTCGTGACCGATATGGCTATCAAAAGAAACAGCCAACGCAGAAGTTAGTATTTCTGGAATGCTACCTTTAGTTCTATCTTTGTCTTTGCCATCGATGATACCGATGCTGTCCATAATAGCGTTATAGATTGCGCGATCTTGACAGAACCTTTCTGTTTCGTCGATCAACCACTGCTCATCTACGCGATCAGGTTCACCGAGGTTTTGTATGATGTCAACACATTTAGTGTATTGATCTTCTGATAGATTCTTTATTTGATCGAGATCAATCTCGAGTGCCTCACGAGAGGGGATGTCATTATATTTTTGTACAAACTCATTTATTCTATGATAGATCAACCTTTCACTTGAATCTGAAAAATATTCGTCCCGAAGGAATGGTAGTGCTTTTCTGGCAAAATGTTCTTTGTGAACTAGATGCCGGAGGATAGTTTCTTCAATTCTCATTACCTGTCACAATGCTGTAAAGTATATGGGCGACCACTTCTTGAAACTTTGGTTCTTTTTCTAATGTATCATCTCCTTCATCAATAGTAAACTGAAATTTCACACCAAATTCTTCTGTGTCTGTATCAAATGATCCAACTTCACCAAAATGGAATTTGACTCCATTGAACGGATCTTCCAATATTTCGATAATTGCGAGGTTGTTAGAGTCCTCATCAAGTATCTTGTAATTGACTTTCCTCGGTGTCGTCGACTTCATCGATCCCAACCTTTCCATATTTGAATTCTGTTTCCGCTGCTATTTCCAACTTATGCATGATATCCTCGGTAAAATACTTTTCGGGGTTAGCCATGATTTGTTTGCCGAATAGTTTTGAACCATCAGGGAGTTCATAACGTGTACTGACCTTCTTGATGATTTGGTATTTTTCAGCAAGTTCGAGCAGACCATAATAACGATCCAACCCTGTGTCATACGAAAGACGAACATCAACCATTTTGTTTTCTTTCGTGAAACGGCTCTTATGCATGCGGCAGTGAATAATGTTACCGACAACTTCAGTACCATCTTTGTCTTTTTTCTTTGACAAGAATACAATTTGAGATGCTGCATACTTCAGACCAGCACCACCGCCCATCTCTTTCATTGGCATATAAGAACCGACCGCATCATAGACATGGTTCGTGACGAGCATTGCTGCTTTCGCTTTAGCGAGTTTCAACGAAAGCGCACGGAACGTACCACGCAACAACTGAGCACGAGTCATATCCCGTGTATCTTTACCGTCGGCAATATCTGAAACTTCTTTTTCGGTAGAAAGCTGACCAAGTGAATCAAGCACAAACAAAATAGGTGGTCGCTCATCTGATTCTAGATACCGATCGAGTGTACGCATAACATGAGTTCTAAAACTTTGAACTGTAGTTTGCTCTGATACAATCACACGACTGGTATCAATACCACGCTCAGACATCATATCTTTGGTAACAGCAGCTTCAGTATCATAATAGAAAACACCACCATCGGGATTATCAATTAAAAACTGACGAATGATGCCAAGAACAAAAAAGGTCTTACCAGTTGCTGACTCACCAGCAAATGCAGTAATTTTATTGTTCGGTGCACCGCCATACAAACTGCCAGTCAATGCTGCGTTTAGAATGTATGAACCTGTATCGATCGCTCCTGAAAACTCAGAAGAATGTAGACCATCCTCGGCGATGTGCGTATCGACATCACCGATGTCTTTAATCATCTGACGAAAAAAATCACTCATATTATCTCCTATAAGCTGTCGGGACATGGTCCCAAGGATTTATTCCAAGGGAAATCCTTTCACCCTCATACTCATTTACATAATGTAACATGTGTCGTTCGAATATAATCAACCTTCTATCTTTCGGTGAAACTGTAGCACCGTCTTCTGGAAATACAAGTTCGCCTCCGAATGAGGGTGCTTTTATATAGTACACCAATCCAACCAGAGGAAAAACTTGCTCTTGAGTTTCCCAAAATAATTTCTGATCTTTATCTCTATGTGGATTCAATTTACCATTGTTGAAATGCATTTCATAACCAATGTGTTCATCGTAATCAATATATCTCCGAGAAGATTTTATTATCTCCTCAACAAATGTATGATGATCACGATCGAAATATGTATCACGATCAGGAAACTGATTAGACTCATGCTGGTTCACAATTTCAGCATGATCATTCTTGCTGAAAAAATCATCAATAACAACAATCATTTTTCTTTTTGTATCTTCACTTTCTCAGTCGTTTCCCAATCTTCACCACTGACTATTTCAGCAGCATCACCTTCGAACCTTTCTGTACCCTTTCTTATTCTACGCTTAGATCTTCCTGCAAACAATGGAGTTTTCGTTTTTATTTTTGGTTGCGCAGGAACCACATCAATACCACCAGCTGCTACAATCAGAAGTATCGCGAGTGGATCGAATACAACAACAAGCAGTATGATAACTCCACGAACTGCCTCGTCTATCTTTTCTTTTGCTTTATCGCCATAGACTAGGTCGGCAATATATTTTATTGGTCCGACTTCTGCTTCAAACTTGAGCTGTTGTTTTTGTAAGACTAATCGTTTCTCACGCAGTTTTGATATTTCGTTTGATGTAGCTTCAATCAAGCCATTGAGTTGGTTGCGTTCTTCGGTTTGTGCTTTACGAGTTGCGATAGCACCATCACGACCACGAATCCTATCATACTTGATCAATGCTTCTACTGATTTATCCAGCTGTTCAATAACACGATTCGCATCGTTGAGTTTGTTTTGCTCACGTTGTATGCGTTGGTCAAGAAGTTGAACTTGTAAAGTATTATCACCACTCCCAAGTGTCTGATCGATATGTGCTTTCGAAAGATATCCAAAGATTCCCATACTCGTGATGAGCATTAGAATCAAAATAGCAAACGAAAAATATCCTCGCATCAGTATCGGTATGTTACTCCAGTTTCGGAACATATATGATGCGGTCACAATCTTACCAACCTCAAGTACAGAACCCATGATGATAATGGGTATAAATGAAGCTGCAAATATTGTGGTCAGCCCGATAATAGAATACCAAGCTGCCACTGCTGATATGGCAATGCCGACCAGCAGGATTACTATTCTATCCATGTTATCCTCGGGTAATGTCTAACACTTTCTGAATTTGCTGCTCAATGAGTGGTCCACGATTTGGCCAATGAATGTAATCTTTATCTGCAGTTTTCAGAAGATTATTGAGAAGTGGGATTATGATTGCCTCCAACTTGCGTACTTTATCTCGAAGCTCTGCTTCCGACGCTCGCTCATCTTCATTTTCTTCCAACCTATACATTAACGATGTGAGTGCTTTTATACTTTCCTCGATTGAGTTTAGTTTCAGCTCGACGTCTTCCGACATCGTTGCAGTTACAGGCTCTTGTGTTTGCTCTGTTGCTTGATACGGATCGTCGACCGCAGAAAAACCAAAGTCGTAGGAAAGATATTCCTCAGGTATATCAGCCATTAAAAGAAATCCTCTATGCTGTTACTTTTTTCTTCGTTCCATCCTATAACTCCCAGAACAGCACGCAGCGGTTCGAGGAATGCTTTATCGAACTGGAGATTGTAATCTATATATTGGTCCAGCCCGAACTCAGGTGGAAGACTAGAAAGTATTGCCAGCACATTTGACTTTACTGGATTCGGAAGACGCATGTAAGAATACTTGATCTTCTCGCCTTCCTTGATTAGTTCATACTGTTTGTCTAGACCTTTGTCTAGTAGAGTTTGGTTGAATACCAATGCACCTCGTACATGTATCGGTAATGATTTCTGCTTCCCCATATATTTATTCAAGTTATTCACGCCTCGAGGAAATGCAACATCTTCGAAAGGCATCTTAGAAAAATCAGAACGGAAGTCATTGATATATTCTTGAACTATATTTTCATTCGTGTTCATAATAAGTTCGAGTGATTTCTTGATCGCATCACGACAGCTTTGAGGTGTTGAAGATTTGACTGCCTCGATACCCATCATCTTGAGTTTTGGTTTTTCGAAACGTACACCCTCAGAATCATGGACGTTGAGGATATATCTTTTCTTCGCAGTCCAGATACCCTTGTCGGCGATAACCTCACGCTTCATCGACATCTTTTGGTCGAATGCACCTACATTTTCAGCAAGATCTGAATAGATTTGATCAATAACAGGTTCAATAACTTCTCGAGCCGCTCGGTCAAGGAAAGAGACCACTGTACTTTTGTCAGGATTGCCCTTCTTCGCAAAAGTTTTCTTAACGAGTTCATCAAGAACAATGTATAGCGAATCCGTATCTGAAGCAATGACATAATCGACATTCTCCGTCTTCAGTGTTTTGTTTAGATATTTGTTGAGTCGTTCTTCAGCCCAACGAATCGAAAGTTGGCCAGCAGTTGTAATAGCTGTTGCCTGATCTAGATCGAAGAACCTGAAGAACTGATTACCAATAGCACCATAGGCTGAGTTGAGCTGTACTTTTCTCGCAAGCTGCATATTCTTATAGCGAGATATATCCTTGCTGTATTGTAATTTCTTGCCAGGATCTTTTTCTTTCTCGTATGCCTTTTGCGCTTCGATCATCTTTTCTTTGTAGACTACACGATCGCTATACATACTCTGCATCATCTCAGGTAAAAACCCTTGGCTGTCGTTCTTGAAGTAACAGCCATTCGGTGTCAGACTGTATCCATCAATCTTATTGATTTCGCCAGATAGGATTCGGTCAACCGAGGTGCTAGTCTTTCTATTCTGATCTTTTTTCTCAGGTGAAATATTATACTGCATAATCAAGTGAGGATACAGCGAGTTGAGATCAAAGGATAGAACCCAGTTGTGCATGCCAACCTTTGGTTTCTTAACATATGCACCGACATAAGAACCGTCTTTGCTACCACCACCCTCGAGCGGAACAGCAATCTTTTTCTTATACAGGTGGTTGTGAATCAGAACATCCCACATACGAACCTGAGTAAACACATCATGTATGTTCACCTTAGCATCATAGGCAAGTGTCAAAGCCATGTCAATCAGCTTCATCTTATCGTCAATCTTTTCAACCAGATCAACGTCTTTGATGTTGTAGTCTATGAACTTCTGATAGTCGTTACGATACAAACTATGAAGCGATGCATACTCAGAATAATCGAGTTTGTTTTCACCCAGCTCAACATGGGCAATGTTGTCAAGACGATAAGATTCCTGCTGTGAATATGTAAACTTCTTATAGAGCTCGAGATAATCAAGATTCGTAATACCAGCCAGAGATGTTTTGATTTGCTCTTTGCCCTGCATCCTGACAGCTGTTTCTTGAAGAAGACCCCAGGGCGACAACCTCTTAGCGAACTCGTGCCCAAGGACAGATGATATCCTGCGAACAAGATAAGGAATATCAAAGAACGAAGTGTTCCAACCTGTAATCAAATCTGGATGATGTGGGCTTGCCCACTCGGCAAGAAATCGATGAAGCAGCTCATGTTCATCTTGACACTTGATATACTTTACATCATTTCTTGATGGAGTATATTCACCGCATCCAAAAACTGTAAACCACTTTCCAACCTTCATTGTAATTGCAGTTACAGGTTCGGCTGCATCTTCGGGATCGGGAAAACCATTTTCCGAACCAACCTCAATATCAATATTAACAATCCGCATCAGATCACGATCATAGGGGACCTCATCTGGAAATATTTCATTGAGAAATGCATACTCATATCGAGGCATGCCATATATTTCGAATCCACCGATACCCTGATGCTGTTTGATAAATGATCTAGCATCCCAAAGGTTTTCGAATTTCATAGGCTCAAGCGACTGACCATAGATATTAGTCCAGCCAGACTCAGCCAAACCAGAAGTGACATACAACGTTGGTTTGTATTTAACTTTGCGCTGAAACGCCTTCCCATCCTTGTATCCTCGGATAAGGATGTCACTCTTGATAGAGGTTGCATTAGTATAGAACATCATATGATTATACTCTTCTTATGAGGAAAAAGCAATGGAGTTATTCCAAGATTTTATAGCCAATCCTCACATCATCAAGATAACCTGATGCGTCATATCTAATTGTTGTATCTTCGTTTGGTAAATCTGGTTCAATATCGTCACCTTCCCATATCGGAATCATCTTATTGTGTTTCCAAAATATATCGTTGCCAGTTCTTAAATGAACTTCAACAACTTTATCACCAATCCATTCTACATTCAGGTCGGGAACGCCATCAATGCTGTTAAGAAAGTCTGGCAAAATGATATTTCTGTTTTCGCATTTTTCCCATGATTTGAACTTAGTAAGATTATCGAGATCACGCTCGCCTCTTGCTGTAACGACTTCTTCCCAAGCAAATTGCGATCCCTTTGGTTGTCTTGTTCTTTTGTAATCAACACTGTATTGGTCGCCATCAAAGAACTCACACCAAAAATATCCAGGGGGAATGAGAGCATGATTTTCCATACTCTTTGATTGCATTATGTTTATGTGTATAACTTTGGCACCAATGCCCATGCCATATAGATTGTAGATCGGGCGAACCACATACTTTCCCGACCTCGTCACTGGAACACAAGCTGGACCAGCGTCGTAACCGAGACGCAACGCCAGTTCCAGTTTGTTGAACACCCACCGGTGTTTTGGCCATGTTTGCCATGCTTGGAAGTCTTCCTCTACCATGCACCTATTTATTAGAATTTAGATAAGAATCTTGCTATGTGATGAACGAATGGTAGCAAAGAGATTGCCATGAACAGATTGACTCCTGTATGTGCTATTGCGATTCTTAGCGTTTCGCCTTTGGGTAAACCATCGGAAACAAATAATCCAGCCAACCATATCGTGCCTGTCGTTCCTATATTTGCACCCAACACTGCTGCTATGGCAGAGGGCAATGGTAGGAAACCACTGGCAACTAATCCTACAATTGCTGTTGTTGACAATGAGCTTGATTGCCACATAAGAGTGCAAACAATACCACCTAGAAACATCCAGTATGGGTTTCCTATAAATGGTTCAAGCTGTTCTACGC